CAAAGGGCTTCATACTGTTAAGAATCTACTTACGTAGTAAATAGCATTATTGTTTAGGTTATCGAATCTGTTTAAGTAAACCCAATTTTTTTGCTACGGATGCCCCCTCTGCTAATGCTCTTACATCTGACATGGGAATGCTAGATGACATTCCTGATTTGCCAACGGAAGGTTGCGGGGTAGTCAAGGCCTTTGCGGCCCCTGTGACAGATCCCTGAACACGTGATTTGAGCGCATCAAACGATCCTGGCGAGGTTTTAATTCCCATTTCTGTGGCAAGAGGAGTTCCAATCTTCTGTTTAAATTTATTCATGACCGCTCCTGTAAGAGCACCTACTTTATCGGCATCTGTCATCCGTTTGGATCCTCGTAAGGCTGAAAGAGTCTCATTTGCAGAAGGCAATGCCTCCTCTTCTGGTTGAGTAGGGGCAACTGCGCTCTCCTTTGCCTTCTCTAACGCTGACGTCTTGGCAATCTTATCCGCTGCCTCCTGAGCCACAATCTCACCCTCCACAGCTGGACGCAATTCCTTTGTAACATATTCTTGGCTCTTCTCTGCGCCCGTGGATTTCATGATAGCCCCTACAATCTTATTCTCCACCGCCTGCCGTTCAAGCTTCTCATCTGATAGATCCTCTACTGGTTTCGGTAATTGTATTATTTTAATATGGGATTTATTAATTTCATATAAAAAAGTATTGAACTTTTTAAGCAAATCTTTAAATCCAAAACTACTTGTTTGACTGAGCGCATAGTATTCAGGAATGAGCATATTTAAATTAGTTTTGTAATCTTTTTCACTTTTCTTAAATCGAACATACTTTGGATCCGCAACATCCTCGCCCTTTTGAAAATACGAAAAGGGATTCAAAAAATCCATTCCCCATCCACGCGCAGTCATTAAGGGAAGAATAGCATAATGTGGGGGCTTTAATAGAAATCGCACTTTTGGTTGATCTCTGAAATTAAGATAGGCACTATAGAGAGCATATACAACATAATAGGCTAAAATTAGAGTAAAATAAAATAGAGATGTGCGTGATAAAAGAATAACAAAGATAAAGGCTAAAAGACGCATAGGCCAGGGCATAAAAATAAGATCATTTGCCACAAAACTTGCCATAACAACCACTGCGATATAATAGGTAATTAGAATTGCTAACCCAACCGGTGTTGTAGCATCAATACCAGAAGATTTGTCATTCGAATCATCTGGTTCTTTAGGATCTGCCTCAGGATCCTCTTCAGGAGGATCTGCCTCAGGATCTGCCTCCTCAGCATCTTCAAAAGAATCCTTTGAAGCAAAAGGATTAAAGACTTTAAAAGAGGGGATGTTAATTTTTGTAAGATACTGTAGGCTAGATAGTAGAAGAGATCCAACAGTATTCATTGACTCTATCGTACCATTAAGAATATACTTTTACAATGCATACTTCAGTCCACCAAGACCCGAAGACACTGTTACCCAATTGATATTTTCAACATAAATGGTAAAATTATAGGAATAATTAGTGTCCGCAAGCAATAGATAGGGGTTTAAGTCAACCTGAAGGAGTCGTACACGGCTTGAATTAAGGGATCCATCCGGCTGTGTCCCAGGTGTATGGAGGCCAAAGGGATATACTATGAGATTTGGGTCAGGTTGTCCCTCCAAATACTTCCAAGCCACCACATCCGTATAATATTGAATTGGCTTCTCTTCCTGCAATTCATTACCATCCCCTAGAAGCCGTAGAGTTCGAAGAATAGGCCGTTGGCCTGCTACTTGTACAAGCCGGCCTGTAGCCTCTGCTAATAGAACGTAGGGTGGATAGAGCGTGGCAGGGGCGATCCAAGGTGCTTTAAGAGGTGTGGGCCAATTTGTCCAATTTGCAACCTCATTGCGATAGGCCAGAGAATCGGATCGGCTCGGGACAATAAAAATACGATTGATCGGATTATGAGTTCGTAACTCTACCAACTGCCTTCCTAGAAGTCCATTAAACGTATAGGTGGTGACTTGGCGAACTAGGTATTGGAGAGGTGTTGCCGCAAATTTGGTGCGCTCCTCATCTGTAAGATAAATATAGGTAGACTGGATGCGGGGATTGAGAGGCCATGTAGAAATGAGAGGGGGAGCCACTGTCCAATCCGTTAGGAACAGCCCAATATTGTCATAGGGTGAATTAGACTGAACATAGGAGGGATTTGTAGGTTCAGAAGCAGGGGGAGCGACCTGAACAAAGCCGGGGGCAACCGTTTGTCCATTTGCATCCAGTAACTGATAAAGCTGATTGATGGGCCGAAAGGTGACTTGAATTTCACACTCCTGGTATTGAAGCGACAAGAGGGGAAGAGCATTGAAGGTGGTCTCTGTAAACCAAAAGGGGATTGGGATCATAAGTGTTTGGCCTTCAATGGAGGGACGATTGATATTTCCACCCGAGATATCTGGATATACAAGGGGATAGCCGGCAGCCAAGGAACCGCCGGCATAGAGTCCTGTAGCAGGGCTTATGAATTCAGGAGTGTCACCAATAAGGCGACGCCACTTTTCAAATTGTGTATTGGTCAGATCCGCCTGTGCTCGCGCAATCATATAGGTTCCATCAAACTCCTGGATCTTCTGTCCGCCAATATAGAATCCGATCTGTTGAATCATTTGACATCCGAGATAGCGTGTCCAATTGAAGTTCAGCTGGGAAGTTCGATTCACCGTGGGGTTATTTAGATCGAGCCATTTACAGTAGATATCGGGAATATCTACCACTAAATACATATCACGAACAAGGTCGGCCACGCGCTGAATCTTAAGACGGACCTGGATGGGTTGATCAATGGATAACTCTTGAATACCGTCCATGGTCTGAGTCACTGATTCTTCCGAAAAGTGCGTGTATTTTTTGTAGTTCTTGTAAAAGTAGGTGAAATCGGGGTTCCCGCTTAAGAGCACATTTTGGGCTCCGTAGGCTACGAGAACAAAGAGACCTCCCCCTGGCATTGCTAATTTCTGCGCTTTAATTTGTTATACAGATTAAAGCGCCTTTTGGGATCTTTAATTAAAGATCATTGGGTAAAATCGGCTGTCCACCAATTGTCCACCAAGTAATTTGTGGCATTCCCACCTGAAGCAGAATCCATCTTAGAACTGGGACCCTCATTCATGAGTTTATTGATTTCTGAAAAGCTCAGAGCATAGTTAAAATACAAGAGACGACTGAGCATTCCTTGGCAGACACCCAGAATATTAAAGGTTGTGTCTCCATCAAGACTGGAAACATTGGAAGGGAGCTTTGTGGGTTTACGATTTGAGAACGCATAGATATCTCCATAATTTTGATAGGGCGGAGAGATATTGAAACCTAGCCGACTGCTAATATTTCCATTGATGTAGATCTCCAAATGCATTCCACGACAGACAATTGTCACATAACACCATTTGCCAATTGGAAAATTGGGGACCTCTACGTAATTATTCCATGTATCATATGAATTCATATAGATGCGGAGAGTGTTAATCTCATTATGCATATAGACACCGGGACCGAGCAAGGGATATTGGCTTGGACTTCCCTTGTGGAAAATATGATTCAAGCCAACATCCCCTGTACCATTAAAGGCCTGCTGAGGAACATTTAAGAAGAAACTATAACTGAATTCCGTACCTGCCATCTCATTACTGGAAAGCGTCACAGGGATCGAACTGGGTATATTAGGATTCTGAATAAGCTGTTTCGTTCGAGCATTCATCATATAGGTAATTGGTAAAAGGGATACACGATTGTTCTCTAAACGATTGATATAGTCTGATAAAAGCTGAAAAGAACCTAGACCCATATATAAAACAGCCGCCGCCAACAAACCAATAACAATTTCTAGTACAGGCCCACTAGCACCTCCTAGTGCCGTAAAACCAGCTGCGTTTTTTGAATTGGAGTTGTTCATTCCACTCTATCAGTAAGAATGAAATTAGGCGGTGATTATTGTCGGAGTGGTGCTCAGTAAGCAGCGGAAGGACTAAAAAAGGACGTCATACTGCGTAAAAGTTGTCACAGGTTCAGGACCTGCCATATATGTCTGATACACAAGATCGGGGCTTACTGCCTGTCCATACAGTGCTGTTGTAGAAATAAAACCGCCAAAGCCACCATTATCCAAGATACTTACTGCATAATCCGCATCTACATTAAAGTAGTTGTCGAGGAGGCATGAACGTACAAGCTTTCCATCCATATAGACATCGCATGTCATACCGTTCACGGAGACCATTAAATGGAGCCACCTCTGCATATCAATTTGTAGAACATCACATGCATTAGAGGAAGGAATACCCGTTATGACATTCGGGCCATACCCTGTTAGTGATGAAACAGTAATTGGATTTACATTAGTAGCAGTATTGGAGAAAACAGTATTCGCAGACTGAGGTTGTCCATCTGTATTTGCCAGAAAATCATTGGCGGCTCTCGCTGTCGCACCCGTAACCGTGGAGGGCTGGTGCGTATCTAAGCGAACCATTAACTGCGCGGCGGCGCCTCCCAGATAGATCCGAAGAGTATCATAGGTATTTCCACCAATACGGAGAATGGACTTATTTACACCATTATTATAGCCCCAATTGGTAATATTGATCCACGTGGACACGGCAAATTCACCGCCCATATAGAGGGGAGGGAGTTGACTCTTTGGAAATGTAATGGGGCCCGCCGAGGTCGCATTCTTTTTTTCTGAAATGAGAATCGCTCCTGTTGTCGAAGGGCTAAAGAGAAAGGTGTATAAATAGTAGAGCCCTACTAAGCCAAGAATGGCAATAATCACTTGTATAAGCATTGTTCCCATTTTGGAAGACGAGGATGCTGCGTTCTCAGCCATAATTCTGTAAAAGGGCAATATTAAAATTAAGCGTAAGGAGTACTCCAGGCCTGTAGCCTATTAGGAGGGGGATTTGCCACAGGGTTACATGGAATACCGGGAATACATACAGTTTGTAGACTAAATAGATCCACAGGGAACGGAAAGGGTAAAGGGGTAGGAGGGGCGCCCGTTGTATCAATATACTGAGCCCGTAAAACAGCAAGATCCCGAGGGGACATTCGATAGTTCAAGGCAATTAAATGGATCGCATTGCCCAAAAATCGACTTGAGGAAGTCTCATTAGGAGGATTTACACCCACTTGAAGCTGATTGTGAACTCCTGTATTGGGATAGGCATCTAGACGATGACTGGCTACAATTTTATCATTATAGAGTACATCAAACCGCCGTCCATCTCGTAAAATTCCAATGAAGACCCATTTCTGAGCCGGTAAAGGGGGGAGCGGAATAGTCTCTGTTGCTATATCATTTGTTCCTTTGGTAGAAATAAGGAGACGAGCCGTACTATCCGTACGAGATATGTTGGCAGGGGCTAGCTGAAATTCCATAGAGCCATAGATCCCAAAGAGTGTTGTATAGTTAGTAGGGGAAGTATCAGTGACTGTTTGATTTGTACGATCCCCAATCATTACATTAAACATTCCTGCGAGGGTAGATCCACTTCCTGAGTAAAGTGCTGTATGCGCTTGGTTCGATGTCAATGGATAGGTTGCTTTTGAGAGAGATACTATTGTTGGCAAATAGTCCTGTATTGTAGGGGCCTTATTTGTAAATATAACAATTATCAGAACAATAACCATTACAATGAATACAATGATGGGCCACATCATATAATTAGCTTCTGTGGATTCCGCAAAGCTAAATGAATTATAGTAATTCGATATCCCACTAAACATACCGTATTGTGAATTCATTATCCCTAGTATTAGGAATGAAATTAAGGATTATTTAATGCATTATTAGATAGTATACTTGATGCGCTGGATGCCTGTGTACCAAGTGTAGAGATTGCATTTTGAATAGCCTCTGTATTCATTGATTTTCCAAGCTTGGCAATAGAGGCCTCTCCCTGTGTTGCTAGACCTACAAGTCCTGATGTCAAAGATCCTAGCAGGCCTGTAGACGGATCTCCTCCGCACATTGAACCTGCGCTCAATGTATCAGAGGAAAGGGACTGCATTAAGGTCGGTGTCGCATATTTCATAACAGAGGGTTCGATTACAGAGGTCCATAGAATGAGATTTCCAACACGAGCCATCTGATTCACGCTTTCCTTGGGGCCTTCAAAGGGAGGAGGAGGAATTCCTGAATTCAATTGTGGAATAGAAGATACAACTTTCCGTGTTTTAAAGAGCTTTCCATTTATATACACTTCAAATGCGGAGTCCATTACAATAACTCCTATACGAAAGGGCTTCTGAGTTGGAACATTGTGAATCAGTATATTTTCAGGATTTAGCACGCCATTTATAACAGATACAACCAGATCATTTGTGTCTTTTAGAAGACCTATTGCCAAATTATAACCAGTTAATATAGATGTAATAGTGCCATCCGTGCCAAGGGTCGCAGGGGCAGATCCGCCTCTGTTAAACAGAAGTCGAAATCCAGGTTTAAGATCTGTAGCAGGCCCTGTCAGAATAGGCATGAGTGGCTCCGTAATACAGATATCCAGAGACATTGACCAATTGGTAGCCATACGACTGTTATTTACAGGAGTATCCACAATAGTAGGAACCTCTATACCCACTTTTGCGGGGGGCCAATAGTTCTGGGAGGGATTCGAGAAGGGCAACCGAATAATGCCTGGCCCCCCTGGTTGTATTTGAAAAATGGGGGTAATTGTATAATTGACAAAGAGGAGAATGATAAAGAGTATAAGAAGAATTGTGACCGTGTAACCAATAATGGCAGTCCAACTCATTGTATTCGTATCCAATACATCAAGACTGGATGCCGTATAGTCATTTGGTCTGGCAGAGGTATTGGTCATACCAAACATATTCATCTGTCGTTGCCACATTTGAACTCTGCCTAATCTAAAGATTATTAGCGACTCTTCCTTAATGACCACGCCACTCTATACATTGGCTGATTCAAATCAACGACTCATCGACTGTATTCGTGGTTCCGAGCCTTTTCTTATTAGTCGCATTAGTGATAATATCAGCAAGGTCTCTCTTCACTATTTATTGGGACTCGAACCTCCTATACAACGGATCAGCTTAATGCAGACCCATGATGGAATCTACTGTAATGAAGAGAAGGACGTGGAGCTCTATACTCGCCTGTACAACAAGGGGATTCTGAACTCTACCTATATCAGTTGCTTTGATGGACTCTATGCGCCAGAACAGAATATCTATTTGACTCAGAAAAAGACGGACAGGGGTCTGGACTTTCGTGTGCTAGAACCCTTCTATCTGTTGGAGGAGGGGATGCGCCCCTGGACCTATGAACTTCTCGGGAAGAAGGTGCTCATTCTTCATCCATTTGTGGAGACCTTTCAGGAACAGATGACAAAGGGCTGGTCCTTTTACAAGGACAAGTCCATCTTTCAGCCAGGACAGGAACTTGTATACTATAAGGCCTACAATACACTGGCAAATAATCGAATCCATAAGAACTGGTTTGAGACCTTTCGCCTCATGTGCGCTGATCTGAAAAATCTTGAGTTTGACGTGGCTCTTTTGGGATGTGGGGGGTATGGAATCCCTTTGTGTAGCTACATTCAAGGGACGCTGAAGAAGTCTGCCATCTATGTGGGCGGAGGTCTTCAGTTACTGTTTGGGGTCAATGGAAAGCGCTGGCTCACGCAACCCATTATTAAGCGAGAGTCGGAGCGATTGGGGTCGTTGTGGACACGGCCCAATCAATCGGAGACAATCGTGGGAAATACGATGATTGAGGGGGGATGTTACTGGTGATCTCCACCGTCGGTGGAGATCAGTCCCTAACATTCTCCTTTGGAGAATGTTACTGGTGATCACGGCATTGCCGTGATCAGTGCCTAACATTCTCCTTTGAAGGATGTTACTGGTGATTTGGGCTACGCCC